CAGGCTAGGTGTAAACATAGGTACATTTGATTTGAAGGCGTGGTGTTTATGTTGCTAGGAATTTGGAAGTGCTACTACATTGTCTGTGGTTGCTGCAAAGGGAGGTCAACGGCCCTAGCAGCTCCGCAGCCTTGGAGCAAGCCCCCGTCTAATTCTGGCAACTGAGGCACCTCTCCAACATTGACTTGGGGATGGGTGTGTCGCGACCAACCGGAGGTTGGTGTGGCGGCCGGCGTGCCTGTGGCAGAACTCCACTATGTGGAGTCTTGTGACCGACGAGGCCACACAATGTTCACCGATCATAAGCGGTGGAGAGGAGCTCTACTTGAAAGCAAATTGAGCTGCAAGCACTGGTTTACGACCTTGGCCCATGAATTCCCTTCCGTGGGCCTCGGAGCGCTTGTTTGTGAAACTATGAAGACCAAAGGGGTGACCTGGAGGTTTATTGGTGCTGGACGCGTAGTATAAAATTATAAGGCCGCACCAGGGATAAGTCCTGTGCATTTGGGGTACGGTGCACAATACCCGCTTGCGGGTAAGGGAACGAAAATTTAGGACCTGCTACCACAACCAACAAGCCTGGCGAGGCAAAACGCAGGGTTGAGCGAACCCCAACTACGCTAGTTGATGAGGCTGCCGGTGGAGCAGCTGAAACATTGAGTCCACGAGGAAGCAAGCCCGTCGGCCGCTATCACAAAGAGCGGTCCCAAGCACGGGCGGCCGCTGCGGCAGAGGCCAAGCTCCCTGAGCTACCCATGCGAGTAAGTGAAGGCAAGGACGGAGCCTTTAACAAACTCTGCGCTCTGTATGGGCAGCACAGGAACCCTCCGGGCCCGCTCCGGGCGGATGCCGAATGGGAGTGTTTGCGTCGCTTAGGCGAGAAGCACTTTGGAGCCGGCAGATGGTTGCCATCTTACGAAGCCTCTTCCGGCACGGAGGCGGGACTGAGCTGGACAACGAAGGTCCAGGCTAATTACTCAGGGAGTAAGATAGACTTGGGCGACTTTCGGCAAGCTAGCATGAGAATGCGCTACCCTGGAACTTCGAAAACTGGGGAGGTGTTGATCAGAAAGCTTGTTTCCCTACCACAGAGGGCTACCTATGGGCTACTGTGCTTCTACGGCGTTGCGCCTGGCGACATGTACGATTTCGAACGCGTACCATTGCTAGGCATCGCAGACGGCGGCGTGGACGCATGCTTTCGCTCGCGGGGTACCATGTTCTCAGTCGCCGAGCCTGGCGAAAACAACAAGCTCGGATTCCGCCTTAGCGAGGGCGGCGAATTCAGACAAACTGGATGGAACTTAGACGTGGTCGCCTTGCCGGTGTCGATGGTTGAACAGCTTTACCCGCGAGCGGCGGGACGCGAACGTAGCGCGGCGCTGTTACGCGATCTGATGCGGCACGCTGAGATAGCTGTCGCGAGCGA